TTCCGGTTCATTCATAGAGAAATATGTATAGAATTATTATTTGATATATATTATTATATTTGATGTTATTTTTTTGTTAGAAAGAGGTTGAATTGAAAAGAAAAGAAGAATAGTAATAAACATATAACAAAAATTTAAGTAGTTGATACAAATATTTATTCTCATGAAGGGAATGGGTGACCTGACGAATGTAAAGTGATTTAGAATTTAAACATAATATTACAATATTACTAATGAAGCGAAAATATTATATAGGAGATTTAGAATTTAAAACGAAAAAAGAGTGTGAAAATTATACAAGAAACATAATCAATGATTTAGGTTGTTGTATAATACCAAAAGACCATACACATTTTAATTTTTTTGAGAAATTAATCCAAAATCACCCCGAATACGAAGATAAAAAGGGCGTAGGTATAGATTATTTTTATATTGAACCTAACCCTTTGAATATAAAAAGTTTTCAAACAATGATAAAACGAATAGATGGAAGTGAGATAGATTTTAGTTGGGTATATTGTTGTCAATTTAAAGAACGAACAACAATTGATTTTTTGGTGAAAGCAATGAGGGAAGCAATAAAGTATGATACGATTAAATATAAACAACAAAGTGACTTAATCTGTAATTTTTGTAAAACCGAAAAAGAACTATACGAAAATTATCACGTAGACCATCATGAACCTTCATTTAAAACATTAAAAGATAATTTTTTACATCTAACAAAGAAAACTAAACCATTATCATTTGGAGATTGTAAAAAATATAATGTAATCATTTTTAAAGACGAAGATGAAGATTTTAAAAATGATTGGATTGATTATCATAATAAAAATTGTAACCTTCAAATATTATGCAGAGATTGTAATCTAAGAAAGACAAAATAATTAATATATCTATTTATATATATAAATTCAAATGAAAAATTTGTCTATAAATGAGTACAAAGATATCATCAAATTCTACAAAAAAACAATGCCAAAAACGATTTTTAAAGTCAAAAAGAAAGGTCAAATGTTATTGTATAATATGGTTCAAACCAACATCACCGATCAGAAGATGTTATTCATGAAAATGAATAGGCGTAAAAATATTAATAGGACTTTGAAGTATAAAAGAAGTATTGATTTATAAAATTGATTTAAATGTATTATACATATTTATATCAAGATGGAGAGTAAAGTAAAATGCCCACGATGTCGTTGCTGGCGTGAAAAAAAGGAATATCTTAAAAACAACAAAATTCTAAAAACGTGTAATAAATGTCGTGAAAATAGTAAGAAATCAAATGAACCTAAGGAGAAACCCAATGAACCTAAGGAGAAACCCAATGAACCTAAGAACGACCCAACATCATACATTAGGCATCAAAAGATATACAGAAAATTAAACATTGAGTTTATGGACAGAGCGGCGAGACCTGTTCATGTATATAATTTTAAAGCTGTATTAAGTGAAATAAAGACAAATAAAGAGTATTGAATTCATTAATAATATATAAAATTGATTTAAATGTATTATACATATTTATATCAAGATGGATGAAAGTAAAGTAAAATGCTCCCGTTGCCATTGTTGGCGTGATAGAATAGATTTTATTAAAAACAATAAAATTTTAAAATCATGTTTGTCGTGTCGTCAAAATGACATCAAACAAAGAGAGAAACAAAAATGCATACATGGACGGCAAAAAAGCCATTGCAAGCAATGCGATGGTGCAAATATTTGTGAGCATGGACGGCAAAAAAACCTATGCAAGCAATGCGGTGGTTCAAGTATTTGTGAGCATGGACGGATAAGAAATAATTGCAAGCAATGCGATGGTTCAAATATTTGTGAGCATGGACGGCAAAGAAATAAATGCGTGCAATGCGATGGTGCAAGTATTTGTGAGCATAAGCGAGAAAGAAGTAAATGCAAGCAATGCGGTGGAAGTCAAATATGTCAGCATGGACGGATAAGAAATCAATGCAAGCAATGCGATGGTGCAAGTATTTGTGAGCATAAACGGAAAAGAAGTACATGCGTGGAATGTGGAGGTTCAAATGTTTGTGAGCACAAACGGCAAAAACATGCGTGTCAAATATGTAATTTCAATCTATGTCTTATCAATAAACAACGGCAACATATAAAAAAATGTTTCCAATACACAAGCCTAAAAAAACAAAAGTCATCTATTGAATATCTTGGTTGTGATATTGATACCTTTATAAGTCACATGGAAAAGAAACTCACAGACGATATGACATGGGATAATATCCATATAGACCACATAAAACCCGTATCAAAATTTAATCTTGACATTGAGGAAGAATTCAACAAATGTTGTCACTATACTAATCTCCAGCCTTTACTTGCAAAAGTCAATATGAATAAAAGCAACAAATGGACTGACGAAGATGAGGTCTTTTGGAACGAAAATATCATTTATAAAGATTACGATAAAATCTATCTATGAATAAGAAGTATGATAAAAGTATAACAATAAAGCCATAAAATCAATATCTTATTTATTAAATGTATAATACACACTCAAATGTATCATACATTTACAGTTAAAAAACTTTTCCAATTCGTTCAACGAAAACCTAATAAATATATCCAAAATATAAAAATGGATAAATTAAAAGAGTACGCAGTAATGAGATTCATTTTTAATGCACTTCAAGACGGTTACAGTGTAAAGAAAAATGACGATGGAACTTATAGCTTTATACGAAATAAGGATGTCAAATTGTCATCATTCATCAAGAACTGTCTTAAGTAAATATTTATCCAGTAAAAGTTTTTCAAAGTAGATATTTAAATCGTAACATATTGAAAATATGGCAAACTGTATATCTAAACTCAAAATCATTATACATTTGTAGTATATATTATTCCGAATCTGTCTTCATAGTCTTCAATACTATCCTTCAAAGTTTTTTTATTCCAAAGTAGCCACCAACTCAAAGCTCCGGCGGTCATAGGGTCATGTATCTTATCTCTATGGTGCCGTTTTTTGTATAATTCTTTTCTTTTCTCGTCCTTGTGAATGGTAAAATTATCGTAATTTTTGTCACCAAACTGAACTGTCTTAATCTTTCTCGTTCTGTCATAGAAAACAGCCTTGAATCTTTTGTTTGAAGTCCCTTCCTGCAATGTGAAAAACATATATAAATATATAAAATATAAAAAAAATAATATGATAAAAATATTATATTTTGCTATATATAATATGACTGACAAACACGAAGAACCTCCAAAAATAATCTTGATAAATAAACTTGACCCCATGAGTGAATTTATACCTTTCGGTAAATATTTGTTATCCTTGAAGCAGTTACAGAAGAATAAATTTATGCTTAGAACCAAAAAAAAGAATCCAGTGTTGAGTTTCAAGACTATTACACTCACTAAAAAGACAAAATCAATCGTCCAAAAATTACTCCAAGGTATTGAAATCACATATGAATGTATAGATGCATTGAGTGAGGACGAGAAAAATGACATTGATACCATAGTGAGTTTCACCAATATTAATGACAGACTCAAAATTCCAAATACTAGGCGCTCAAAATTAGAACAGAAGCTGAATAAGTTTAACGTGCTGAAAGGCTCAATCATCGCTGGTAATGATAATGAAAATTTGTTGCGTGAATTTCGCATGCTACTTGTTGAATTGAATTCAGAGGGATATGTCTCAAAGAAGGAGACTGCTGATATATTACTGCAACTTATGAAGTTAAATATCTAAATATATTTTATCCAATTTAAAAGACAAAATATATTTATTGATTATTTAGGAAGTCTTGGTGCTTTTTTGAGCGTTGGTGCCTCTTAAAGTCCCCTCTTCTTACAATAGATTTACATTCACAAGTTATTTTTTGTTTTCGTAGGTCTAATATATTTGTTTTATTTTTTTCGTAATATTGTTTATGCCGTTCTGTTATTATTTCTTTATGTTTTTCGTAATATTGTTTGAGTCTTTCTTTATGATCTGTTCCACTCAATGCGTTCATTATATTTATAATACATAATGATACTTTTAAATCAAATTTTAAAGACAAATTAAGAGAGCATTTTTAGTATTTTTTTATCTTTTCTTATAATATAAATGATGAAGCTAATTAGTTTGAACATCAGTCCAGAACAAGTCAGGAAGGTACGCAAAGCACTTCCAATTAAAATCAACGCAAAACACAAGGACATGAGTGGTCAAGGGGTGTCCATGTTAGTTGATGAAAGCACATTCAATAATCTTACACGCAAGTTTGATACTAATAAAGGTCTTCTATTCAAATTAAGCAAGACTGAAATTGACGCAAATAAAGATTTAGAGAAAGTAGATGACGAATCCGTGAAAGAAGTTATGACTGGTAATGGCCTATTCCGTCATAAGAAACAAGCCAAGAAAGCAGTCAAGAAGGTCATTGATGCTCTTGAAGGCGAAATGAAAGAGACAACTGGTAAAGGTATCATTAAAAGTATTAAAAAGGGAACAAAGAAGGCAACCAAATCTGTTGCCAAATCTACATCAAAAGTTGTTAAAGATGTATCAAAACAAATCAAAGACGAAGCTAAAGATTTAGCAAAAGATGTTAAAAACGAAGCAGAAGAAGGTCTCAAAAAAACAATCTCTAAAATCAAGAACCAAACCATTAAAAATATCCCACAAGAAGCAATTGAAACGGTTGATTTAATAAAGAAATCTGTGAAAGCTATTGATAAGTTTGACCCAAAGCAAATTGATAAAATTATTAAAAGTATTCCTAAATTTTACCGTGATGAAATTAAAAATACTTATGTCGGCGAAGCACTGCGTGAAGCTCTCGTAGTGGGAACAGATATTGCTGTCCAATCTGCTATTACTGCGATGGCGATGAACCCTTACACTGCACCGTTAGCACCACTCGTACAAGCAAGTTGGGAATTAGGTGGCGAAACTGGAACTCGTATGGCGATTGAAAAAATTGGACTCGGTCTTGGACTCGGATTACGTGCATCGGGTAAAGGTCTTCGTGCATCAGGAAAAGGTTTAACGGCATCAGGAAAAGGTTTATCTGCTTCGGGACGTGGTTTATCTGCTTCGGGACGTGGTTTATCTGCTTCGGGTTCGGGAAACAAGCCTGAAATGATTAAACATAAAATTAACCCGTTTTATCTTGAAAATAAACTAACAAATCAACCAACTGATAAACAAAAAATTGTCAAGCAAACAACACATGAAGATAAGCTAATCGTCGGGGCTGGTGGCGGTCATCATATTAGCGGTTTATTTTTACAAGCACCAGTGATGTCGGGCATATTAAAACCTCGTCCGCTTAAAAGAGTTTCTATGTTAGAAGGCAAGCACCAATAAATAGAGACAAAGGGTAGAGTTTCAATTTATTATATTTGTCTCCAAATCCACCAAAACATTTAGGAAATAATTTATTTATTAATTTATCATTTATTAAGTTTAAATACTCATTCTTCGGTCGGCATATTTTGAAGGTTATTTTGATGGAATTTTGTTCTAATGTGTCTTGCTTTATGTCCATGTGTGTATATCTGTCCGCACGGACACATAACTTTTACTTTTAATCGTCCTAATATTTTGTTTTTATTTTGTTTGTAGTATTCTTTATGATGTTCTGATATTTCGTCTTTGTGTTTCGGATAGTATTGTTTATTGTATTCTAATTTTTCCTCTATATGTGTTTTTCTATACTCTTGTTGATATTCTAATATTTCGTCTATATGTGTTTTTCTGTATTCTTTATTATATTTTGATTTTCTTTCTTGTTTTTCTTCTGGTGCTACATAAGGTCTCATCGTATTCATATTAGCTTTCATCTGTCTTATAACACGTTCTTCTTCGGCTTCAGCTTGTCTTTTATTTTCACAAGGGAACTCTTTAATAATCTCCATTTCAAATGCGCCCCATCCCCCGTTGTCCCTTATCATTGTATAGAGTTTTGTATTGTAATACTTACTATAATCATAATTACACGCCCTTCTATGGGATGATTTCCGCTCTATAAAATCAGTAGTAGAGCCCACATAGAGCAATTCAGGATTATCTGCGTGTTGTATCTTATAAATCACCGTTTTATTGTAATCAATTGATTTACGAGGCATAATTATATTAACAAATTATTATTAAATCAAATCAATTTTTATTATTTGGAGACAAAGGTGTAGAGTTTTAACCATACACTCAACTATACACCAAAACCCTACACCACTTTAAAGAATATTATCCAATATATAAATCTATTCTTCTTACCATTATTCTATATATAAATCTATTATTAACTATATAAATTTAGAAGAGTATAGAAAAGGTGTAGGGTTTGTAGGGTATGTAGAGTTTTTTCCAAGTCACAGAAAAATAAAAAACAAAAAAACAAAAAAGTAAAATGGAGTTATGGAAAACTATACACCCTACACACTATACACCCTACGGAAAGATCATCGGTATTATCAACCAATCAAAACCCCCCTCTAAATCCACACACAAAAAAGTAATTTACCAATAAAAAGTATTTAAACAAATACATACATACGAATATGTGGTTAGACAAATTGTCATATTAACCACAAATTTTGAGTAAATTCTTCATTGAATTTTTACTCAAAAAGGCGTCTTGTGTTCATCTTGATAGCCATCATTATATTTTGTCTTTTATTTGAAGGACTAAAAGACAAAATATTATTTTATCTCAATCACAATCCAAAATTTATATTTTAGTAATTTTTTTTTATAATAGTTCAATATTCTTTTCTTCATTTAATATAATAATATATTTTTTATTAGTTAATTTTAGGAAAAAATAAAATATTATTATAAATTATATGGAAGAACAAATTGTAGATATCCTTAAAACAAAAAGACCTAATTTACACGACAAATCTGTCAAAACCTATGTGTCTTTATTGAAGAATATAATGAAAAATATGGATTATAATAATTTTGAACAATTAAATGAAAATCCAAACGATGTTATTTCTTTTCTAAAAGACAAATACAATAATATTAATGGGATTAAGACACGCCTTTCCGCTTTGTATGTGATTACTCAAAATAAAGAATACCATATTGACATGATGGATAATATTCAAAAGTATAATACAGAAGTGAATACTCAAACCAAAAACGAAAAGCAAAAGGAAAATTGGATGACGAGCGAAGAAATACAAACCATTTATGATAAATTGGAGACAAATGTAAAACCCCTATTTAAAAAGAAAGATTTAAATACCAAGGAATTACTTCAGATACAGAATTTTGTTATTTTGTCTTTATTCACGCTTATTCCACCTCGTCGCATCATGGACTATATTGAAATGAAAATTAATAATATTGATACGAATAAAGACAATTTTATCAAAGGTAACAATTTAGTATTTAATACATACAAGACTTCAAAACAAAAGGGCCAGCAAAAAATACAAATTCCCAAAGAACTCAAAAGTATTTTAACCAGATATATTAAACTAATTAATGATAAAAGCGACTACCTATTATTTAACAACAAATTTCAACAACTCTCGACACCAAATATGACTTTAAAACTGAATAAGATTTTTGGTAAAAAAGTTTCTGTAAATATGTTGCGTCATATTTATTTGTCAGAGAAGCATGCTGACAATTTAAAAGAGATGAAGCAGGATTTTGAATCCATGGGTAGTAGCCTAAAACAAAGTGCGGTGTATATCAAGAATGAATAAAAGTAACACCATAACAAATAACAATAAATATATATCAATAAAACATATATATATTTATTCAACAGTAGTGTGTTGGTGATCATCGGTATTTATCAACCAATCAATTTAAATATCTTCAACAGGTTCTGTTATACCCATGAAAGGACGAGGATAATCCCTTTTTAATGGCACAGCTTGTGTAATCATACTGCTTCTAATATCACTTTTATTTTCCGTGTCAATAATAGGCAAATCAACAATACCAAAATTGTCCTCTAATGCTTTACTCAACCACGATAAAGCATCAATATAATTTCCCTTAAAAGTAGAAAATAAATTTTCAATAGCACTGACATAAGTTTTACTTTCCAATCCAGTTTTTTTGTCTAATATTTGACGAAATTTTTTAAGAGGAGCTTGGCCTTTGATATTATTTTTAATAAAATCTTTTACTTGGTTCAAATTAGGTAATGAACTTTTTTGTTCTCTTTTCAAAATACTCATTGTAAGCATGCTATGAGCTCCTTTTAAAGTATTCGGTGTTGCTTTAGTGTAATTTTCTTCAAATACTTTTTGGAATATAGGAAACCTTTCAAGCAAACGTTCTTTTAGTGTATTATCTAAACTTTGAATAAATTGCTTTGCTGTATAAACAGTAGCTCCTAATTCGCTCACCAATAAACGCTGTAAATTTGCATCCACGTTTTGTTTATTGAGGAATGATTCAAGTTCGTTCGGTTCGGTATAATTTTCTAAATTAAGAGACACACCAGTATCTATCAAATGGTTATAATCTCGTTCAAATCTCTTACGTACATTGATTTTCTGTTGTAATTCCTTCATACGTGCCCTTTTTATCAATTCAAATTCTGTCAAATCTTTAGCAACAATCATTTATGTATATTATCAACATTTTATTTTCTTAAAAATATATTAGTATTATATATAAATAATGACAAGCACAATTGTTTTAAAATCAAGCAATATCACAGACCCCACTACGAATGCTGTATTTAAATATGACTTCCCTAACAGTGTTCAATTAATTGACCATGAAGTTGCTCTCATTTCAGCTTCAATGTATTATTCATGGAATAACATAAGTTCTTTTTTAGAAAATAGAACGTTTCAATATCAATACGTTAATGGTTCAGATGTTTTACAAACTGTAACAGTGACATTAGATGAAGGGTTGTATGAAATTAGTGACATAAATAAAGCACTGCAATTTAGTATGATTAATGAAGGATTATATCTAACAAATAACGAAACGGACGAAAACGTTTATTATTTAGAATTCGTTATTAATACCGTAAGAAATAGTGTTGATATTAACACTTATGCTGTGCCAACCAGTTTGCCTGCTAAATTTACTGCACCATCTAACTGGGTAGGCTATCCATCAACCACTTATAATCCAAACCTAATCATTCCTTCAACATCAAAATTCAATGATATTATAGGTTATGCTTCAGGGTTTTCAACAGGGTTAAACACAGGTAATAACACAACCTTATCTTTTAGCAGTTCTGTTTCGCCGAACGTACAGCCCAACTCCAATTTACTTGTTGATGTAGGAGCATTCACGGATAACCGCTTCTCAAACCCTGCTGGTGTTATAGCATCTATCGTGCCTTCAGTGTCGGTTGGTGCACTGATAAACATTCAGCCATCAGAATATGTATATAGTCCAATTAAAAATGGTATTTACTCGTCTATTACCGTAAGGCTTCTCAATGCTTTTACGCTACAACCTCAACAAATAGAAGACCCATCCATTGTGATAATATTAGGAATTCGTAAGAAATATTCGTTTGAAATGCCTGATAAATATTAAGGATTGTTCTTTAGGTAGTTTTGGTGTTTCTTGGTTTTAAAATGCCCTGATTTATATTCGTATGTGTATTTTCCACCACAAGGACATTCAAATTTTTCTTTAATTTTGTCTTTATTTTCCAGTTTCCATTGTTTAATTTTGTCTTTAATTTTGTCTTTATTTTCCAGTCTATATTGTTTTTGATATTCTACTATTTCGTCTTTATGTTCAGTATAATATTGTCTGTGACTTTCTGCTAATTCGTCTTTATGTTCCAGATAATATTGTTTATTTTTGTCTTTATTTTCCAGTCTATATTCACGTAGGTATTCTTGTTTTTCTTCGGGTGAAACATAAGCCCTCTTCATATTTAGGTTGCTCTTCATTTCACGCATCACTTTGTCTTCTTCGGTTCGTGCCTCATTAAAATTTTGACACGGAAAATGTTTGATAATTACCATATTAAACATATCCCAACCGCCATTGTCACGAATTGTTTGATAAAGCTTGTAATTGTATTCATAACAATTAGCATTATTACACCCCCCTTTATGAGACGATTTCCGTTGTGTAAAGTTAGTAGTAGAACCAACATAAAGTAAGTCGTCAATTTCCTTGTGCTGTATCTTGTAGATGACAGTCTTGCTAAAATCAATACTTTGTTTAGGCATTGTTATAAGATATGATATGATAATATGTGATAAATATTTAAATCAATTTTATAAATATTCTTTAGCATGTTTAGTAAAAAAATATATTACTAATATATATAATGTTTCATACCATCAACCCATCTATATTAAGGCAAATTAATGAACTTCAAAAAGCACCAGAAAAAGACAAACAACTAATAAAGGCAGAAAAAAAAGTCATCGGAAAAGGTTTTGATGACCTTGTTGATAAATTGAAGGATATGAAAGTCAAAAACCCAAGAAAAAATATCAAAATCACGATGTGATTTTATTTAGCAATTTTGTAGAAATTTTATTTAGCAATTTTCATATTTTTTTATCTAATACTAATATATAAATATGAAAGACTTAGTGACTTACTCAAAAAGCGTTGAAGAAAAATCAAGTGATTCGGTTTTTTTGAATCAATCTTGGTTGCAGGTGTTAGACAGTAATAACGGCTCGTATTCGTCGTCTCAGGCGACTTTGGAGACAACCTCACTTGCGTCCAGTGACCGGTTTATGGATTATCGCGAAGCTTATCTCTCCATTCCGCTTCTTCTTACTTTAGGAAATAACACCAATGTAAATAGTGCTGGCCTTGCTGACGCTACTAACGTATCTAAAATCATGGGACTTAAGAATTCTTATACTTCCCTTATACATTCTATGAGTGTTGACCTCAACGGTACGAATATAATCCAGTCTACCCCGTTTTCTGACCTCTATAATGCTTTTAAATTGATGACCTCTTTTTCATGGGGTGATGTTATCTCTCAAGGTCCATCAATTGGTTTTTACCCAGATGACGTCATGGCAGCGACTGCTTACACAGCTGACAATGTAGGTGGTGCGGCTGGTATGGTTGTCAATAACAACGATAAACTTACTATGGATTTATCTTCTGCAGTTGTAGGCAAAATTGGTAATAATGGCTTTGCTGAACGCCTTCGTTACATTAACTACGATGCTGATGCCAAGATTGGAGGCGATTCGCTTGAGGTTTCGCAATCCGCTTTCCTTACCAAGGCGGCTGCTGACCAACTATACAAGTCCCAAGTCATTACCAAGCACGCAGGTGGAGCATCTGCTTCTCCAGTCGTTCAAACTCAGGTTATGGCTATTGTAAAACTCAAACATTTGCACAATTACTTCCAAAATGTTCCCATGTCCAAGGGTTGCCAATACAGATTTATCTTTAACCTCAATCAATCTACTTCTCTCCTTACCACCAACGGCACGGCTGTGACTGGTGAATCCGTTGTAAAATCGTCTTACAATGGCGTCGTTCCTCTTATGCTTGCTTCGTGTGCTGGTTCGGGTGCTGGTATTAAGGCGGCTGCTGGCAGTGTTCGTGCTGATTTGAGTGTAGGAAATACTTGCCTTGATAATACACTTGCAGGATATGCTGGTACTACAACGGGAAATATTGGTCGCAGTATCCAACTTCACGTAAGTAGCTACGTTCTAAACCCAAGTCTCGAGGCGGCCTATATCAGTGCGGGTTCTAACCGCAAGGTGGTATATGATGATGTTTATTCTTTCACCATCCGTGGTGTAGACCCTAATCAAAATGTGAACCAACTTATCACTTCGGGTATCCGGGGTATTAAGAGTGTCCTTCTTGTTCCTATGTTGGCTTCTGATGCTAATGGTGGAATTAATGAATTCCAAAGTGTCCAATCTTCGTGCGGTGGTGGTGATGTTGCAATGCTTTCATCAATAACAAACTTTAACGTGCAGGTGGGCGGTGTGAGCCAGCTCCAGCAAAATGCGAGATACGGTTACGAATTGTTCAATGAGCAATTTTACGGTGTTAATGCTATTAATGGTGGCATGAGTGACGGCTTAACCTCGGGTTTAATTTCGCAGCGTACATGGGAACAAAAGCATGGCTACGTATACCTTCAAGTCAATCGTGGCACAGAACTCGAAAAGAGTAGTCCTAAGTCTGTCCAAATCCAGTTCCAGAACGTATCAGCAAAGAAGGTTGACTATTATGTGTATGTGACTTACCAAACAAGTATCAATCTGGATGTAGGCCTCGGTGTGTTGAGCGCATAAATCAAAATCACTCAAAAAAACTCAAAAATAAAAACATAATCTAAATTTATCTTGTCTACAAATAAAGACAAAATGAATCAAAATAAATCAATTAATAATATGTGTTATACATTTCTCTATAAATGGAAGCGGTACGCCGGTACGGTCCGGAACGCTATTTCAAAAGTCGTTCATGGAAGGGCTCCTCGGAAGAAACTTTGTGTGGAAGCGTACCGGAGCGTACCGCGTACCGGCGGTATTTATCCAAAAACCAACCAATCAACAAAACAGAACAATAATATATTTATTTTGTCTTTTATTCAAACAAAATAAATCAAAATAAATATTAATCTTTCATAGCAACTTCATAACCAAAACCAAATACCTTTTTAGTCTTTTTAGCAACAGATTTAACACCTTTTTTAATATCTTTGGTGGTATCCTTTATAGCGTCTTTCGTGTGTGATACTACTTTATCCGCCTCTCTCGCAAAGCTAGTCAGTACTATACCAAAACGGCGTTTCCATTCAGGTATTTTCTTTACTAAATTAGTTAGGTCTTGCATAACGAAATCAACATCAAAATCAGCATTCACCGCTTCTAATGACTCTTTAATAAAATATTGGCAGTTGTACTTAAGAGCTGAATAATAATAAAATTTTGAACCCATTCGTTTTTTACCAGCATCAAACATCTGACCGATAGTAAGATTATCAGGTAGATTAGACACAGGACTTGTTTCCATTTTAGGTTGTTTTAAAAACCCTTTAGGTGCTTCAATAAAATTGAAATTAGCTTGCTTATCATAGACAAAATCGCCATCATTTGTCTCCAAAAATACACCTAAATGGTAAAGAGCATCTATATCGTTTTTCTTTAAAAATTGTTTAACGCTATTATCAGTTAATAGATTAAGTGCTTGGGTTAATTTTTTTTGTAATGGAAGTCTGAAAATGGTTATTTTAGAGATGACTTTGTCTCTGTTTTTCTCCATCAATCGCTCTATTGAAGATGGTATTTTTCCTAAACCTTCACCCTTCATTCCGTGACAAGTGCAGTCCATGTTTTCTATGTCGTTTTTAAACGATATTTTTGGCATTATAATATATATATATATATATTATAATATTTATGAAAAACTTTTATAAAGAACCAGCGTTAAAAAAATATCTCTCAAAAACAGATAACCCTAATGTGCATTTACACGGGATTAATCGTTTGCCGTTTCGTATCACTTGTGTAGCTCCGTCAGGTAGCGGTAAGTCCAATTATATAGTCAATTTAATAGATTTATTCTCAAAAGGTGAAGGAACATTTTCAACTATAGAAATATTCTGTCGTTGTAAAGATGAACCTCTATATCAATTTTTGTCAGATAAAACCAAAGGTGCAATAAAAATATATGAAGACCTAAATGAATTGAAAAATATAAATTCATACGACAAAAATGATAACCATTTAATAGTGTTTGATGACTTGGTTCTTACGAAAGACCAAAGTATGATAAGTGAGTTTTTCCTCCGTGGCAGAAAGCAAGGCATATCCCTAATATATTTGTCACAGAGTTACTACGCCATACCAAAAATGATAAGATTAAATAGTAACTACCTTGTTATTCTCAAACTTGGACAGAAACGAAATCTCAACATGATTATGAGTGAGTTGTCTCTTGGTGTCACAAAGGACCAACTCCTGAAAATATATAATTTTGCGACCAGAGACAAATTTTCTGTGCTAATGGTAGATTTGGATGAACCTGATGTCAATAAGAAATTTAGAAAGAATTTCCTTGATATCATTGAAGATATTGAATAAAATTTAAAGACAAATTGTGTGGAAAAAGTTGCGAATCTTATTTTATATCAAAATATATCAAAATATATCAAAATATATCAAAATATATCAAAAAAATATCTTAAATTATCTTATACTCATTTTAAATTATACAAATAAGATTTTTAAGTATTGTATAATTTTTAAATAATTAATATTTTTGGAGGATTTTATGAATTAATCCATAAGTTCTATAAACTAAAAGCTTTTAGTTATTATTTTTAATCTAAATAGTTAATATTTTGGAGAATTTAATTCATAAAATCATTATTATACACTACTTTAAAAATATTGTCCTGTATAATTGATATTTTTTTTATATATAATTAAAAAAAAACAGCTAGGTTCGCAACTTTGCCGTGAGTTGGTTTCTAAATTTAAAGACAAATGATTAACAAAACTTTTGACAAAAATAAAATAAGGGTCATATATATAAGATGACGAGCTATCCAAAACCTACTGAAGACCTACCCCATTTCAATCCGCTTGTGTTTACGGTTGATGAGACACCGTTGACTCTGGCTGATGCCAATAAACTTTATTTTAAGAAGTCCGGTGGCATAATTACGGGTGCAGTTAGTGCACCAAGTCTTACTCTTAACGGTGTTAATGTAGAAAATAAACTTTTACAGATTGACACAAATAGTAACAAGCTAACCGATATTTCATACAACAATAATGTAACCTATATTTTAAATGATCTATCAATAAATGGTATTTTAAAATTGCCCAATCTCACGAACGCTGGAAGTGAAATACTAAATAACAAACAAAAAACAACAAAAATTTCATACGATGAATCAACGAGTATAACAACTATTGGAGATACATTGAAAGTCCCATCAACGTTAATCGTTGGTTCAAATAACTATAATGTAAATGACCAGTTCTACAAACTCACAGGAATCTCAAGAGGAGTCACACCATCATTAACAATTACTGATTCTGTTCAAATTAATGGGGTATTAAATCTTACAAACAACTTAAATGTTGATGATGTGTTGAGTAATTTTGACACGATTTTAGTAAATATGGAATATGTACAAGAAACAGATAAATTGATTATAGATAGTAATGTAAATGTTAATCGAGATATGGTAATTGATGGTTCGCTCAACATTGGAAATATATCAGATGTTGGAAAGAAATTAATAGATGTATCTAACACAGTGACAACTCATGAAACCAAATTAACAAATTTGTCTTTTAATTCAGGAACAAATGTTACTGAAATTGATGGTTCTCTGAATATTGGAAATATATCAGATGTTGAGCAGAAATTTTATGATATATCTAACACGGTAACAACTCATGAAACCAAGTTAACAAATTTGTCTTTTAATTCAGGAACAAATGTTACAGAAATTGATGGTTCTCTGAATATTGGAAATATAATAGATGTCGAGCAGAAATTTTATGATATATCTAACACGATAACAACTCATGAAACTAAATTAACAAATATTTCGTATAATACAGGAACAAATGTTACAGAAATTGATGGTTCTCTGAATATTGGAAATATAATAGATGTTGAGCAGAAAATTTATGATATATCTAACACGATAACAACTCATGAAACCAAATTAACAAATATTTCGTATAATACAGGAACAAATGTTACAGAAATTGATGGTTCTCTGAATATTGGAAATATAACAGATGTTGAGCAGAAATTTTATGATATATCTAACACGATAACAACTCATGAAACAAAATTAACAAATATTTCGTATAATACAGGAACTAATACAACACAGATTGATGGGTCAGTGAATATAACATATTTGACACTCGGAAATATTTCCAATGTAGAAGCAAAAATAATAGATATAAGTAATAATTCATCAGGAGGTGGAACACCTTATATCACTTATGATTCTGTAGATGACAAGTTAGTTGTTGAGAAAGATATGGATTTAAGTTTGAATGATTTAACTTGCAATTTTATGCGACCTTCTGGTTTTTTTTACAGACTATCACAAAATCATACTGATTCATATCTT